GGTGTATATTCCAAATAATGATAATGAAATCACTATTGTTATTCATGATACAATGAATCTTCTTAAAACTACAAAACAGCTCACTACCAAGAAAGCAGCTATTGATAAGATGTCTGATGAATATAGGTATGCTAGAGATTTTTATGGCTACACTATAGTTCCTGTAAGTCAGTTTAACAGAGACATATCGAACCCTATAAGATTAAAGCAGGGGGATGTTGAACCAAGTCTGGAGGACTTTAAGGAAAGTGGTCAGACGCAAGACGATTAAAAACGTTTTTACCTGTGTGTTTAAAATTTTTGTATATTTGCAAATAAAAATGTACAATAATGACAAAGATTAACCACACACAGTTCATTGAACTTTATAATAAAGGTTTAAATGATACAGAGATTGCAAAAAAATTAAAGGTAAGTAATGTAGCAGTAACTTATCACAGGCAGAAAAACAAGATGGAGAAGAACTTCACATATAAGACAACACTGAATGAGGATGTTTTCATGAAGTTATATAAGCAAGGGTTTAGTGATAGAAAAATGGCAAAAATCTTAGGAGTATCAAGGCACTCAGTTGAGTATATGAGGACTAAATTGAAACTTGGTAAGTCTTATAAGATTTTATCACTTTCCCCTTTTCAGAGGTCTCTACTTATTGGAACACTGCTTGGAGATAGTCATCTCAGAGTAGATAATATAAATGCTTGGGGCGATTTTGCTCATAGTGTTGTACAAAAAGATTATGCTATTCACAAATATGAGATGTTAAAGGATATTTGTTCTTTACCTAAAGAAGAATTTCCTTTTGATAAACGTACTGGATTAGTTTACCCAAGAATACACGTAAGATTTCTTTCACACCCTTATCTTACTTCAATTTATAATATACTTTATTATAAAAAGAAGAAAGTTATAACTAAAGAAGTTTTAAGTGAACTGAATGAAATTAGTCTGGCTTACCTATTTATGGATGATGGAGTTAAAGCTCCCAATGGTTATTATATTTGTACCAACGGATTTGATAGAAATTCAGTAGAATTATTCTCTGATTTTCTTTTTGATAAGTTTGGTATAAAAAATACTATTGACAAGAGAAATACTACATATATTCATAAAGAGTCAAGGCAGATTTTTGCAAATCTTGTAGAACCTTATATTATAAAATCAATGAAATATAAACTGTAGTTGTCTATAAATTCCGTTAAACGGGGAAACTCCAGAAGTGGACAATCCCGTGCTAAATCAGATAGTAATATATCTGTAAATGCCTAACGACTACACTTTGAACCTGGAAACAGAATATAATAAGTGCACGAAAGCGGAACATGTATAATGTACATGAAGAGATAGTCTGAGCTGTAGATATAACAAAATGAAACTACAGAAGTAAAGGATAAAGAACCTTTACGATAACAATACTGGCAGATGTTGTTCTTGCTCTCTTTGATCCTGCAAGATATAAAGTAGGGGATATATCGGGATATGACTTGGACAAACTTAGAGATGACCAAGGAAATAATTATTTTAGAAGTCTTAGGCTCCTAAAGAATACTTATGGTGCAGACAATCTTCGTATAGGATTAGCTTTTCTTGGTGAAGTTGGTATATTTAGAGAACTTCCAAAGAAAAGAGATATTATGGATGATGATTATCAGAGAGTAGTAGATAAAACCTATTTTTTAGAAAAATGACATTAAGACAACTAATTGAAAAAGCTGAAATATTTGTTAAGGATACTATTACTAAATATCCTTTACTAAAAAGTGATATAATTGAACTTCTTATGCTATTTTATAGTGAAATTGAAGAAGAAGGATGTTCACCCATGCGTGAATATGGATTGATGGTAGATTCAATTAATGAATTAATAGAAGAAAATGACAAAAATATTTGAAGAGACAGAAGAAGAATTAAGGAAGAATGTATTTCTTATGGATAAACTTAATGAGGCTCTGGAAAATCTTCCTGATTATAAGTATGTTATAGGTGTAGATATAGCAAGTTCAAATAAGAGTGAGAGTGCTTATTGTCTTGTAAAAGTAAGAGGTGATACAGTTGTAGAAGTTATAAAAACTGAATCATCCAGAAATAGAAGAAAAATCAAAAGACATGTAAAATGGCTTAGTGAAATATTCAATGCTAAAATTAATAAAGATGAGTAAATTATATGATTTTACAGTAGATATGTGTGGATGGGGTGATACTCCTGAATAGGCTTGGGAAAATTGTAAAGAGAATTTCGATATAGACAAACAGGAACTACCAGAATATGAAATAATAGATGAAGATGAGTAGTTTAAGAGATATTAGGCAACAGGAATTTGCTGATTTGTGGATAGAGAGAGATGAGAGAGGTATATTGAACTTATGTCCAAGATTCGGAAAAATCAGGGTAGCTATCTTAATTATGGAAAAGATTAAACCAACTTCTGTATTAATAGCTTACCCGGATAAAAAAATCGAACAATCTTGGAGAGAAGATTTTGAAAAATGGAATGTTAAGTTCAATACTACTTTCACTACTCATCTCTCTATTCATAAGTATAAGGAGAATAAATATGATCTTGTAATTATTGATGAAGTGCATTTGCTCTCAGAAGCTCAAATAGAAGCTTGTGGCGACTTATTTGAAAATAATGATAAGATACTTGCTTTAACAGGAACACTTTCTAAATGGACTGAAAGAGTGCTTAGAGAGGATTTAAATCTTCGTATTGTTGGTAGGTATTCTATTGAGAGAGCTATTAAAGAAGGTGTTCTTCCTGATTATGAAATAAGGATTGTGAAGGTTCCTTTGGATAATAGAATACAACAGCTTTGGAAGAATAAGAAAGCAACTGAAAAGCGAAGATTTGATAATTATATGTGGGTGATTAAGAAGAAGGAAAAAGAAGGAAAGGATGCATTCTTTCTCAAGCTTCGTATAATAGATGTATTGCAACGTTCTCTTGCAAAGATGAACACAACCATTGCTTTGATTAAAAAGTTCGAGAATGAACGTGTATTGGTGTTCTGTGGAAGGACAGATATTGCTGATAAGCTTGGTATTCCATCCTATCATAGTAAGTCTGAAGATAAAGAGTTGTGGGAATCTTTTGTTGCCGGAGATATAAACCATATGGCTGTAGTGAAGATTGGTAATACTGGTGTTACATACAAGCCTTTAAGTAAAGTTATAATCAATGCCTTCGACAGCAATTCTGAGAATATGACTCAGAAAATTAACAGATGTATGTCTTTGGAGTATAATAATCCTGATAAGAAGGCTATTATTTACGTGATTACATCTGATGAAGAAATCGAAATCAAATGGCTTAATAAATCACTTTCAATGTTTGAGAAATCTAAAATTAAATATTTATGAAAACGAATTTGAATATATTTTAGGATTATAAAAGTGACTAAAAATGTTTAAAAAGATTTGTAAAGAATAATTAAATTAATTATCTTTAAAATGCTAATTATCAAAAAGTTAAATTAAAAAATGAAAGAAAATGAAAAAATTAAGTAACGAAGAAATGATGAAAATTAAAGGCGGAGTTAAACCTAATAGGTTGACAAGAGAGTTTCTCGGCAGTTTTGAATTAGAAGATGGACATGCTGAGTATTTTTATCGCAGACCAGATGGTAGTGTTTATTCTGTAATAAGGTAGTAGAAAGATGAAAGAAAAAGAAGAATTAAAATTACCGGAAGAAATTAGTCCTGTTAAAATTAATGCACCAAGAGACCTTGTAATTCTATCTATTCCCAAAATGGGAAAAGGTACTATTTTGGGACACTTCACTACAAAGTATAATGGGATTGTACTTGATTTAGAGAAAGGTGGGTATGAATATATTCCCGCAAGAAAGTTAAGTACATATACATCACATGAAACATCCAGATGGGATAGTTACCTTAATTATGTATCCTATAGAAACTTGTTGCTGAAGAATAAAGGTAAGTATGATTATCTTATTGTTGACGGTCTTACTGATTTGGATGATTTAAGTGAGATTGGTGGTACATTAATGTATATGGATAGTGTACAAGGGAAAAAGTTTAACAGGAATGATAGGGGTGAAAGGCTTTCCTTTGATGATCCTGAGTGGAAATCAGTATTAAGTCTTGGTGAAGGATATGGTTACAGACACACAAGACAGTGGTTCATTGACCAGATTGAGTTCTTTAAGCAAATTGCTCCTTACAGAATTTATGCAGCGCATGTGGCTGACAAGTATATTAAGGATGCTGGAAAAGAGGAAGTAGTAGGTTCTGAGATAGCCATAACAGGAAAGCTCAAAACCATATTTGCTTCCAAGGTTACAGCATTAGCTAAGATGGTAGCTGATGGAAGTCAGAGATATTTAAATTTTGATGTAAAAAACGATAGTATAGTTGCGGGAAGTCGTGCTCCATATTTGAAAGGAAGAATTCTTATTTCAGAAATGGGTGATGATGATAATCTGGAAACTTACTGGGAGAATATTTATAAATGATGAAGTTAAATTTTAAAATTAAAGATTATGGCAATTGGTGGAGAAAAAAGAGAAACTACGAATTTCGTAGAAGTACAAAAGTATGTAGGCTTATTTGAAGGCCGTGTTGTAGCTATTAACCCTTCTGCGGAGGAATTTGCAAAACTTACAAATCAACCGGAAGATTGGGAACCTAAAGAAGATAGCAAGATGTTTGAATATCTTGGAGAGAGTAAAGATGGTAATGTTTATTTAAGAGTGGATGTATGGCTTGAAGAAACGAAAAAAAGAAAGGAAGTTGTTATTGAAGATGGAGAAGAAGTTGAGAAGGATATAAACAGGAAGTTTAAGATTACATTCTTTCTTGAAGATAAGCAGAGAGAGAATAAGGATGGTACACGCTTACAATACATTAATTCTGTCGGCTTATGTACTTGGGCTGAAGATGAGAATGATATTCCTGATTGGTTTAAGAAGGATCGTGAATACAGGGTGGCTTTTGCAGGAGAAGAGCAATTATACGATTTCATGCGTAAATGGTTGAGTAAGCTTGATTATCGTAACGCTGAAACTGTTCTTCAATTGGAATGGAAAAAGCTTATGAGAGGAAACGTTAAAGAGCTTCGTGATCAGATTAATGGTGAATGGAGTGATAATGTTATTTGTCTTGCCACTGTTGAAGCTGTTGACAAGGACGGAGATATCAAAGAGTACCAAAAGGTTTACAACAGAGATTTTCTCTATCCTTATGCTATGAAGTATTTCAGGACTGTTAATTATGCAGACCCGGAAGTGATAGCCAGACTTAAAGCGAAGAAACCTCGTGATTTGAAACCTCATGAAAAGTTCGTGTTGAATGTTACGGATGTTGAATATGGATGTAAAGATTATTATATTCTGAAAGATTTAACAGAGTATGACGCATCCATGAATTTTGCGGCATCAGAGAGAACAATATCTGAGGAACATCCAGATTATTAATTTTAGATTTTAGCCCCTGTCATTAGTTTGACAGGGGTTTTTTATTTTTACAGTTATGAGTATAGAAATAATACATGAATCAAGACCAATAGCAAGGAAAAATTATACTTGTAATGCTTGTGATTTTCTATTTGAACTTGATGACCCTTGTGAGCTTGGTTTAACTTTTATAGAAAAAAGAGAGGTTGTAAGAGCAAGACAAAAAGGATATAAAATATTAAAAAGTGAAAGGTATGTCAGGCAGTTTAACAAAGATGGAGGAAATACGTGGACTTTTAGAGCTATTCCAACAATACATGACATCTGTGTAAAACATGATTTATATGCTGAATAAAAATAGTGAAAATGATAAAAGGAACAAAAAGAACAAATCTGACAGTGGAGAATGTATTGAAAAGGATAAGTGAGTATGACATTTTCAGACATTATATGAAGAACAGGTTTGAACTCAATCATCCTACTTATTCACCTTTCAGATATGAAGAAAATCCTTCATTTTTAATAGGGAATAAATATGGAACTCTTTATTTTATAGACTTTGCTGATACAGATAAAAGAGGAGATTGTTTTGAATTTGTAAAAAAACTATATGGAATATCTATGTCAGAAGCTCTTAAAATGATTGACAGGGATTTTGGATTAGGTATTCTTCCAGAGCATAACACAGGGGAATATAAAAGAATAAAATCTTCATATAAACAGCCTGAAGAATTAGGTAAGAGATATTCTGTAATACAAGTGGTGACACGTAAGTTTACCAAAGAGGAACTGTCATATTGGAATCAATACTATCAGGATATTGATGATTTAAGAGCTAATAAGGTGTATTCTATTGATAAGATGTACCTCAACAGGAAGTTATTCCCTCTCAAGCCTACGGAGCTAAGGTTTGGATATTTATATGGAAGTTCATGGAAAATTTACAGACCTTTTGGTTCCCGTAAAACCAAGTGGGTTCCTAATAATGTACCGATAGATACACTTGAAGGAAAGGAAAATATTACTAATTGTGAAAAAGCTTTTATAAACAAGAGTAAGAAAGACCATATGGTAATAAGTAAACTTTTCCCACATTCCTGTGCTGTACAGAATGAAGGAATAGCTTGCTTTTCTGAGGAAAACATACTATTTCTAAGAAAGAATTCAAAGAAACAAATTCTTTCATTCGATAGTGATGTTGTTGGTGTAAAGAATTCACAACAAATAACACAAATCTTTGGATTTGATTATTGTAATGTCCCTAAGAAATATCTTTCTGAAGGAATTAAGGATTGGGCTGATTTAGCAAAAGAGTATGGGCTTGATGTGATTGAAGAATATTTAAAAGAAAAAAAAATAATATGAAGTATGAAAAAAGCCGAAGAATTTATTGATATATCTAAACTATCCTTTAAGAGTAAAACTTTACAGATAGAAATTATAGAAGATTGGATTAAACAAGCACAAATAGATGCTATTGAGGCTACAGCTAAAGCTTGTGAATTTAATTTTGTAAGTGGCATGAGAAAATTACCTATAGAAATGGTGGTAGATGAACTTAAAAAAGAATTAAATGGAATATAAAGAAGGTTATATGGAAAATGGTCAGTTAAAATTTAAAAACACTAAACAAATTGATCAAAGTAGTCTAACATCTGATTGTTGGTTAATACAATTTAATGGGTTAAAAGCTTGTGAGAGTTGTGAGTTAAAGAATACAGATAAATGTGGAGGAGGTGATACTTTAATTAAACTTAAAAATTATGGAAACTGAAATAAAGAATGAGGTGTTTGCTTATAAATTTTCAAACACAGCTACTCCTGAGAAACCAGATATTTTAAATGGTCAGACACCAAAGGAATTTCTGGAACAGACATATAATGGAAAGTTATCCTTTGGATTGGATAACCTGCACAGAAGTGGACATTATAAATTAATGGGATGGTGTTATGACTTCACTCCATTTATGAAACAATATGTTGTCAAACAATATGATTCATGGCAGGAGTATTGGTCTCCTAATAAAACCTTATTAAGAAAATCTTTGTATGGAAGAATTCAAAAAATTATAGAAATAAGTTAATAATGGAAAAATACAAAATTAAAGTGTTAAAAGATACACCTTTTAATAAGGCTGGTACGGAATTATCAATTTCAGATTTTAGAGTTAATTACAATTATATATGTACGAATGATGTATCTGATGATGATTTAATTTCTTAGTATTGTGATGGTGATGTTTTGATAGGGAGGTATAATTGCTACTACCATATTAATACATGGAAACTACTATATAATGTATATGCAAATATCCAAGTATATATAAATACAGTGAAGTCATTAACTTTTGTAGATTACAGAGATACAAAGTCGAGTAACATATCAAATACAATTATATGTGAGTTAAACGGTTTGAAAGTAGGGTGTAAGATGATTTCACATAAAGAAGTAATAGAGATTGCAAGACAATTAGAAATAATAGCTTAAATTTAAATAATAATAAAATGAAGAGAATTATTAACAGGAAACTTTATGACACAGACACAGCTACTGAGATTTGCTGTGATGGTGTATTAAACAGAAACGGTTGCACAAGATGCAGCGAGTTGTATAAAACTATAAAAGGGAACTTCTTTCTTTGGCATAAAACTATGTGGCAGGGAGAAGAAGATTCTATCGAACCAGTGAGCGAAAATTATGCTGCTGATTTTTATGAGAAATGTTCAGATGTGAATTTCCCATTTGAGGAAGTGTTTCCAGGAATTAAGATTGAAGAAGCATAAATTGAATAATAATAATAATAATAAAATGAAAAGAAAAAGTGATGAGTACAACACAACAAAGAGCTTATTAATTAATGCTCCTCTACCTAAACAAACATCTACTTACAAACCTGTAAGTCATGGTGAAGTGATAGATAGAACACTTGACGGTATTCTTAAAGCCGGATTTCAAATAGAAAGAGAAATCTATTCTGCTGCTAAAGATGGTGCTGTAGCTAATGGTAGATATTTCATTAAAAATGTTGGGGATAATGAAATGCAATTACAATTTAATTGGCAGAACAGCTATGATAAAAGTAAAGCACTGACATTTGCTATTGGTGCAAATGTATTGGTATGCACCAATGGTATGATGGCTTTTAGAGGTACGAATTCTTTCAGGCGTAAACATACAGGTGATATTCAGGAATTTGTACCTAATGCTATTTCTGAATATATTAAACAAGCTGGGGATATGTTTACAACTCTTCAAAAAGACAGAGATGCTATGAAACAGATTGAGATAAATACACGTCTCACTGCTGAATTATTAGGTAGAATGTATTTTGAGGAAACTTTTCTTGAATCCACACAATTGAATATTATTAAAAGAGAACTTGTAAAACCTACACACGACTATACATCGGTAGGTAGTTTATGGGAACTTTATCAATTTACAACTTTTGCTATTGGTGGTATTCATCCGAGTAGATGGATGGAAGACCATTTGGCTGCTCATTCTTTCTTTTCTAAAGTAATGGAAGAACGTTCCGGTTATCTTGTAGAAGATGTTGAAGTGGTAGTGGGAGATAAGAGACAACTTAAATTATTTG